CTGCTGGCAGGCTGTTCGCCTGACGGCCTGATCGACTGGGACGGCCTGATCGAAATCAAGTGCCCGTTCAACAGCGCCGTGCATATCGAAATGCTGCTGCGCGGCATGCCCGACGAGCATATCCCGCAGGTGCAGGGCCAGATGTGGATCACTGGCCGCCAGTGGTGCGATTTCGTGTCCTACGATCCCCGGATGCCTGAACCGCTGCAACTGCACGTTCAGCGCATCCAACGTGACCCTGGCTTCATTGCCGACCTGGAAGCCAAGGTTACGTCTTTCCTGCAGCAGGTCGGCACCCAAGTCGAGGCGCTGCGGCGTCTCGCGGAAAGCAAGCAATGAGCGAAACCGTCACCACAACGAAGCGCGCCTACACCCGCACGCTGAAGACCTACGTCGTGTCGCAGGAGGACGGCGACGACCGTCTGGTCCGCGCCTACACGCCTGCCGGCGCCCTCGGGCACTGCATGCCTCAGCTTCAGGTCCGTCTGGCGTCGCACGACGACATCATCGAACTGATGGCCGCCGGCACGCCTGTGGAAACCGCTGGCGTCTTTTCCGTCAGCGCCGAGAACGCCGGCCTGACTGACTGAACCCACGGGGCGGGAAACCGCCCCATTTCGGAGACTCACATGACCGCACTCGTCCCCGTAGACCAGATCGAACGCATGGCCGTCAGCGTAGCCCGCTCGGGCCTGTTTGGCGTCAAAACCCCGGACCAAGCGATGGCCCTGATGCTGATCGCCCAAGCTGAGGGCCTGCACCCCGCCATCGCTGCCCGCGACTACCACGTCATCAACGGCCGCCCCGCCCTGCGCGCCGACGCCATGCTGGCCCGATTCCAAGCCGCAGGCGGCAAGGTGGAATGGGGCGAGTACACCGACACCAAGGTCGTCGGTAAGTTCTCGCACCCGTCTGGCGGCAGCGTGGAAATCGCGTGGACCGTCAAGATGGCAACCGACGCTGGCCTGACGCGCAACCCGACATGGAAGTCCTACCCCCGCCAGATGCTGCGCTCGCGCTGCATCTCTGAGGGCATCCGCACCGTGTTCCCCGGCGTCGTGGTCGGCACCTACACCCCCGAGGAGGTGCAGGACATGGACCCGACGCCAGCCGTGCGCCAGGCCCCTCCCCCGCCCGCCCCCGAGCCCGTGGAGGTCGTCATCAACGCCGAAGCCCTGCTGGAGCAAATCGAACTCGCCAGCACGCTGGAGGGCCTCGAACTGCTGCGTGCGGACATCCGCCGCATGCCGAAGGGCGACGACCGCAATCGCGTGATCGCCGCAGCCACGCGCCGCGTGGAGCAAATCGTTGCAGCCACGCGCCGCGCCAACCAGATCCGCGCCGAGCAGGAACCGCCTGCCGGCGACCCACAGATCATCCAAGCCGAGGAGGGCACGGTATGAACGCACCAGTGATGACCCAGGCCGAGGCGGCGCTGCACCAGCGTCTGCAGTCCGTCCAGCATGAGCGCGACCAATGCGAACGCCTTGCCAACATCTCCCGCGAGCACATCGACCGCCTGCTGGTGGTGATCTACGAACTGTCGTTCCCGCTGCTGAGCCACCCGGAACACGGCAAAGCCGCCGGCAAGGCGCACGACATCGCTGCCGAGATCGAGGACTGGTGGTTTGCCGAGGAGAGCATCGATGACGACGAATGACACGCTGCTGACCGAGCAGCAGCTAGCCGAGCGCTGGCGCGTCTCGCAGCGCACGCTGCGGCGCTGGCGATCCACGGCCAGGCTACCGGCGCATATCCGCATCGGGCATCCTGTCGTTGGCAGGGTGCTGTACAGGCTGGCTGATGTGCTGGTTTTCGAGGAGCGGGCGATCCGGGGAAATGGGGTATGAGTGCGCTACGCGAAGCCGCCCAGCAGGCGCTGGAGGCGCTGGAGGAATACGCACCGCAACACGGCAACCCCGACGACATGGACGCGGCCATCGCCGCCCTCCGCACCGCGCTGGCGCAGCAGGAGCCCCTTGCCGGCATGAGCGAGATGAACCGCACGATTGCCTACTGCGCTGCCGCCAAACTGCGTGAGTTGGGCTATGAGTGGGATGGAAAGGCGTGGACTGCGCTGGCGCAGGAGGGGCAGGAGCCGGTGGCGTGGATAGATGAGGAGTCTATTGCGTGGCTAGCCGAACATCCCCGTGGAATTATTATTACACGCCTTGTAAAGCAGAGATCGCCTGAGCGCCAGATGGCTATGTATGCCGCCCCACCCCGCCGCGAGTGGCAGTCGTTGAGCGATGAGGAGGTTAAAACCGCAATCGGAGCGTCTGAAGATTTCTGGGCAAAGTCCCAACTGTGGATCAAATCTATCGCCAGCGCCGTCGAGGCCGCGCTGAAGGAGAAGAACATATGACCCCGACCAACAAGCTGCGCTTTGTGGAGCGCGAAGTGCTGATATTCAGCAACGAATTCGGCTGTTCCAATACCCGCACCGTTCGCATCCTTCAGCAGTGGTGGGAGGACAGGAACGTCATGCTCATGGTGCATATAACCGACAAAGATGGAAACCCTGTGCCATCGCCTACGCTGGGCGAATGGCGCGATGTGCCGGTGGAGAAGAACAATGGCTGACCAAGCCAAGCAAACGCCTTTGGTAGAACTGCTGGACGCTGTTCCGGAAGATGTTCGGATTGGCGTTCAAGACGGCGAAGTCTGGCATGCTGGAGTGACTTGGCATCCGGTGGGTCGCCTGTGCCACGAAGCCGCCGCCGAACCGCGCCGGCTGGTTGCCGAGAACGAATCCCTCAAGCAAGCCCTAGCCGCATCATGCGATGAGGAGCGAGATCAGTTGTGGGAAGCAAGCCCTGGCGGCGGATGCTTTCGAGCGCGTAGCGCGGAGGCGGTGAATCGGGAACTGCTGGAGGCGTTGAAGGACTTGGAAAAAGAGTTCCGCAAAACGTACCCGATTTACTACTACGCAGAGCCTTGGGGCCACGAAACCAATGTCCCGCTGCAAGCGGCCCGCGCCGCCATTGCCAAAGCGGAGGTGAAGTGATGGGAGAGTACGCGCGGTACTACACACTGGAGCGGTTTGGCGTAGACATTGGCGATGACGACGATTGTCCGCCTAAGCCGAAAAAAGACTGGAAATGGAGTTGCAAGATATGTGGCAAGCCACTGGGCAGCGAGGTCGCCAACAGAAATCACATGCGTGACAAGCATTCTGTCGCCATCGCCAAAGCGGAAGGAGCGAAGCCATGAAAGACACCGGAGGACCGGCGTTTCCCACCATGCTTTACGAACATGGCGGGGAATCTGACGGCATGACCCTGCGCGACTACTTCGCCGCGAAGGCGATGCAGTCTATGAATGCCCGCCCTGACTATGCGGACACGCCAGCAGATGCAATCGCGCTTGACGCCTACGCCTTGGCCGACGCCATGCTCGCAGAGAGGAACAAGACATGAAACTCCGCGCCTTCCTGCGCGGCTTCGTCAACGGACTAGCACTGCTGCCGCTGTGGCGGTGGCTTAGGAGGAAGATATGAAACTCACCCCGTGGTTCCCCGCCAACGTCAAGCCTGTCAGGGCGGGGGTGTATGAGGCCAGAATGAAGGCCCCGTGGTACAGGTACTGGGACGGTAAGCATTGGTGCGCAGGGGCACGCACTTCCGAGCTTGCGCAAGAGCTGCCTCATCTGCCGATAGAAAAAACACCGCCAGAACCCTGGCGCGGACTCGCGGAGGAACCGAAATGATCCCGCCCGAATGCATGGAGTACGCCCAGGTCTTCCGCACGCTCAAGCTGGAGCTTGCCATCATTGCCGTCGTAGCCCTGCTACTAGGCATCTGGATCGGGAGGCGCGAATGACCACATGGCACAAAGGCCCGCCGCCCAGCATCGGCTGGTGGCCGGCGAGTTTATATCGTGATCCTCAATTCTTACGTTGGTGGAATGGAGAAAATTGGAGCATTTCTTGCACCAAACATGATAGTGTAGCAGAGGCTGCTCTGAATGCTGGATGCCCAGCGTGGATAAGAGTGCAAGACATCGAATGGACCGAGCGGCCCGCATCGTGGCCGGAGAGGAGTAGGACATGAACGAATATCTTGTGTCCTACTGGATCAAGCGCCCAGGAGGTGAATGGGCACAAGTCTGGCGTGTACAAGCAGCAAAACTTTTTGCTGAAGAAGCAGGAGATATATGGAATCTCAAAGCAGAATCACTGCCAGCCGCACCTTCACCTCAGAAGGCTAAAAAGCAAGCACAGTGGAAACAAAATCCGCTTCAACGAACATGGGGTAAAAAGATATGACCGACCGCAAACTGCTGGAGTTCGCTGCAAAGGCGGCGGGCATTGGGAGAAACATGTAATGCCCCAAGAAGACATAACAACCACAAACTGCCAACAAACGCTCAAGGCTCTTGGGAAACCCTATCCACGAACATGTGAGGAGTGCGGTCTAGGGCCGTGCAAATGGAAGACAGGGCATCAACAGCCTCCGGCGCCGGTTATCCAGACCGGCTGGCTCTGCCCCGCATGCGGGCGGGGGAATGCACCGACCAACATGACCTGCCCATGCAAGGGCTGGCCGAAGATGGAGGTCACATGCTGAGTAGAGACGACATCCTGCGCATGGCGCGGGAAGCTGGGTTTGAAACCAAGCGCGACATGGTCTTTGTAGACGCATGCGAAATTACGCCAACACTTGCACGCTTCGCCGCCCTCATCGCCGCAGCAGAACGCGAGGCAATCAGTGACGAATACGCTGCCCGTTTACAGGGTGATCTGGAGAACGGTGTCCGCTGGCTCAATGAAAAGGCTGCATCGGAGTTCAACAAGAAATACCCGCAGCTTGCGGGCTTCAACGAATGGTTGAATGAAAGGGGGAACAAATGACCCAAGAAGACATCCTGCGCATGGCGCGGCAGGCCGGAGTCTACACAAGCCCCCGTTACCCAGACAACCTATTGATGGACGTCTATGACCTTGAACGCTTCACCATCTTTGTCGCCGCCGCCCAACGCGAAAAGGTTGCCGCATGGATGCGCAGCCTAGGCTACGCCACCGGGCATGGCGATACCATCGAAGCGCTGCTAGACCACCTCGGCACGCAGATTGCACAGGGGCTGGAGGCTGAGGTGCTGATGGAGCGCGAGGCGTGTGCCAAGGTGTGCGAGGCCGAATACGAAGGCTACGATTGGGCTGACCGCGAGAGAGATGGCGCGGAGGCTTGCGCCGCAGCCATCCGCGCAAGAAGGAACAAATGAAACGCCGCATTCGCAGAATCAAAAACCGCCTGTACCCTTGGTACATCTACGCCGCAAGGCTACGCAAGATGCGGGAGCACGTTCGACTCGCTCAAGTCCGGTTCAGCGAAACAATGCGCGAAGCGTATGCCAAGGCGCGGGCAGGGCTGGAGGCCGCATGACCAACAAAGAACTTGACGCCCTGTGGTTCCAAGCGCAGCACGACGCCATCAGGGCGGGCGAAGACTTCACGCGGTATCGCTTCGCCGCCTTGGTAGTGGCCGCCGAACGCCAGCGCTGCGCCCAGATCGCCCGCGAGTTCGACCGCGGCCATCCGAACACCAACTACGGCGGGTATATCGCCCGTCTCATCGAGGAAACAGCGCCATGAAACCCAGCCACCTCACTACCCCACGCACGCTGGCCGACTGCACCTTCGTCGTCGGCCACAGCATCGCAGAACCGCGCCAGCGTTACGCGCCAGCGCCTGCAGTTATCATTGCGTGCATCGCGCTGGGAGCCCTGCTGTGGACATTGCTCTGACCATCGACATCATCGTCGTTGCCGTGCTGGCCGCTGCCGGTGCGCTGCTGTTCTGGCCGCAGCTATGAGCTACATCCCCGCAGGCTGCGACCAGCAGGGTCGCTATCCCGAGGCTGCCGAGGCCGCCACCGAACTCGGCGCCGACGACATCACTGACGCTGCCAGGTTCGTGATCTGGCAGGTCGTGTTCGCCGTCATCATCGTGGGCGCTATCGCTGGGGCTGCGGCGCTGTTATAGCGTCGTAGGCCCGCTCACAGGCCGCGCCGGCAGTGCCGCGAGCGTCGGCTACGGCAGCAAGCTCTGCAGCCGCTTGCGCAACCCCTCTGAGCAGCTGGGTAAGCACAACTCCGGGGTCTTGGGCTGCCGCCCCTCCGGGGGCAGGGCTGGCACTGTCGCGGGTGGGATGGGCGCACTGGGCGGCGATGACTTCGGCACGGCGCTGCAGGCTGTCAGCAGCACTGCGAGCACGGGCAGCGTCAGCCGACGCAGCGCGGATTCGGTTCTGGGCATCGGTCTGCACCTCCGTGTGCTGGGCTCGCCAGCGGGCCTCCAAGGCTCGCGCGGCTTCGCTGGCTGCCAAGGCCTCGGCCACCAGTTTTTCGCGCTCCTGCGCCCGTTCTGCGCGTTCTCGGGCCAGTGTGGTTTGCAGGCCGCGTGCCTCATACGCCAGCACTGCTGTCAGCACCAGCAGGCCAGCGCATGCCACTGCCAGAGCGTAGGCAACGGTGCGATAGATCATTGGCCCAGACACTGCCGGTTCTCAGCCTGCCGGCGCAGGGTCAGACCGCGCAGAGGCTCACCACGGAAGCGATCCCAGCGCAGGATCTCGGCGCAGGCCCCGGCGTAGTCGCCCGCGTTCAGCTTGCGTACCAGCGTCGAGCCGCAGAACGCCCCCGGCCCAATGTTGTACGCCAGGCTCAGGAATGCGTCGTACTCGTACTGATGCAGCGGCACGCGCACGCACTGCTTCAGAGCGCCTTCAAATTTCTGCACATCCTGCAGTTTGCGCACCAGAGCCTGCACAGGCTCGATGCGGTCGCCGGGTTTCACGCCGGCAGTGGTGCCGAACCCGATGGTCGGTCTGTCGCCCTTGACCGGGATGTACGCTTCGCCACGGTAGCCCTCATGGACGGCGATGCCGACCAGCGCAGACGCTGAGAGCGTCAGGGCGCCGATGACGATGCGGGCTTTCATTGATGGCTATCCGTTTGCGAACAAGAAAAACGGCTTGTCATCAATGTAAATGTCGGCCGGCATAAATTCGGCTTTGGCGCGCCGCGATGTATAAACCACTTCGCAGGGCGGATTTGCAATTTCCTCATGCGGAAATCTCATGGTCAAGATTTTGACCATGTGACCATTTTTGCGCGCCGACGCAATAAATGAGTTCCATAGCTCTGGATCGGCAGTGTACGTGCCGTCATAGTCCAGCGCAATTAAAAGACTCATTCGGTATCCGGCACGCGCTGGAAGTGCATCCTGCCCCAGCGGTAGAGCAGGAAGCCGATCTGCAGCACTAGGTAGACCAGCGTGGCCCACAGCACCAGATCGTTGATCGGCATGCCAGCAATCGTCGCGCCGGCAACGGCAACTGGTGGCGACGCCTTGGCGGCTTCGGTGGCGATGTCGGCTTTCTGTTGCATCGTCAGGCTCATGGCTGATGTTCGGCCGCGCGGGCTTCGATTTCC